TACTCGCCTGAACATTATCCTCAAAAAAGCCGCCCGTAGAGCCGTCTCTGCTTTCATAAAAATGACTTGAAAGCATAATGACGGCTTGTTCGGTAGTCGGCTTCATTGGATTTTCTGTGTAGTAGCCTTCGGGAAGATGCTGAAAACCCTCAGCATAGGAAACTGCGGCGACAATAAAACCGTTAAGCAGACCGTCGTCCTCGTCATGCGAAAGAATCAGGTTCTTTTTTACTTTTTGCAATAATTCGTTCATTGTCGCCACCTACCTTTTTAAGTACCTGAAGTTGCCTTCATCTTAAGAACCTTGATTGCTTCGGGCAGTATGAGCTTACCGTCCACACGCTTTGATGCAATAAATCCGACCTGTCCGTTTTCAGCATAACGCTCATTCAGTCTCCTAAACGTGATACCCTGACGGTCACCAATCCAGTAATAGGAAAAATCACCAAAGGCGATAGTCTTTGCCCCGGCAGCGATTTCAGGTGCATACGGCGAGGTGAAAATTCTCTTTCCGAGAACGGTATCGAACTCACCGTCACGCAGTGCAGGCTGCCACAGATACTGACCGTTTTGGTCTTTCAGCTTGCGGATTGCCTTGATTGTAGAATCGTTAAGCACCCAAATCGCATTTTTACGGTAAGGCACTTTGAGCGAATAAAACAAATCGATAAGCTCGTCAGCTGTAATTGCTGTTGCAGAAGCTGCCGTAATACCTACATCCGCACCACCCGTTGCATTTAAGATACCCGTAGGTTTACTCGTGCCGTTACCCGTAAGGAATGCTGCTTCCTCCGCATTGCCGATTCTGCGACCAAACTCTTTTTTGAAATAGCCTTCGAGATCGAAAGCAGAATCCTGTAAGAGTTCCTCCGATACTTTGATAAGCGTTGCAACCTTGTGTGCACCGATAAGTGCCTGACCGAAAGCATCGTCACTTTCCGTGATAGCACCCTCTTCATCAATCCAGTTTGCCGTGCCTTTGGTAGATACAACCGGGATTTTATGCGAACCGGACGAGGTCTGAAAAACGTGTGCGTGTTTACGGATGATGTTCTCCGCTTCAAGAGAGCTGATAAGTGTATTTTCAAACTCATCAGGAACAAGATATCCGCCTTCGGAATCCGTGCCGACCTGCAAAGCGTTGAGAATTTCTGCCGATTCACGTTTTCTTACGTTACCCCAGAATGCCTTTTTGTACTCGTCTGTCGCTCTACCCGCTTTGGTTTCTACCTTTGCGCTTTCAGGTCTTGCCGTAAGCGGAGTGCTTGTCGGCTTTACCATCTCGTTGTTAAGGTTTTCAAGCCTCTCCATACGGGAGATTTCTTTGCCGAGTGTGTTAATGTCGTTCTCCATACGAGTATAAATCTCATCATCTTCTGCCGAGAGCATACCCTTGTCTGTTCTGTGGGAATCGAGAAAAGCCTTTGCCGCTTCCCATGCCTTTGCGCGTTTTTCACGCAGTTCAAGAATTGTCATTTTTGTTATCCTCCAATTTGATTTTTTATTAAATTAAGCCGGTCCATAAGTGCATCTACGGAGCGGCCGTTTTTCGATTCGGTAATTGAATCAGCGTCTGTTTCTTTCTTTGTCGCCTTAACCTTTGCCGTCAGTTTATTGACAAGCAAGTTTTCTGCTCTCATTCCCGAAAAGGCATAAGCGGGAATTTCCGTACCGATTTTTTCGTCCGTGAGAATATCATCGGCAAAACCAAGCTCGATAGCCTTGTTTGCGTTCATCCACGTCTCTTCATCCATCAGGTGCGAGAGCTTTGCTCTTGACAGCCCTGTCTTGATTTCGTAAGCGTTGATAATCGCTTCCTTGACTTCGGCAAGCATCTCTATGGCTTTCTCCATATCGCCGTGGTCTCCGAACGCCATTGTAATCGGGTTGTGAATCATCATCATTGCCGTGGGAGCCATTAAGATTTTTGTCCCAGCCATAGCAATAACCGATGCTGCGGATGCCGCCAAACCGTCAATCTTGACAGTCACCGCACCCTTGTAATCCATAAGCATAGCGTAGATTTGACTTGCTGCGATACAGTCGCCGCCGGGTGAGTTCACCCAAATGGTTATCGGTCCGTTACCGCTCATCAGTTCCTTTTTGAACATTTGAGGTGTAACGTCATCGTCAAACCAACTTTCCTCGGCAATCGTACCGTACAACTCAAGAACTCTCTCTTCGGGTTGTTCCGTCATTCCGTCTTCGCTCGGCTTTGGAATCTGATTTTTCCACTTCCAAAACTTCTTCATTGTTTTTCGTTTCCTCCTTGTTGTTAGGTTGTTTATTTGCGAACGCTCCCGCATTGATAAGCGGTAGCATACTGCCGTTAATAAGGTACAAATCGCCACCGTCTTCTGCGGGGATTCTGTCAAGGTTTTCAAGCTCCCGAATATCGTTTGCCGACATCCACCCGTTTTGCCGAGCCGTTGCGTAACCGCTCATTCGGCTTTGGTAATCACCACGCAGCAACCCCTCAACGTTGAATTTGAAAAACAGTTCTTTCTTTTCATCCTTTGTAAAAAGAATTCTTGAAAGCGACTGCTCCCACCGTATCACCCATGGGTCAAGCGTATATTTGACAAACTCCAGCGACTGCTGCTCAATATTAGAAAAGCTCGATTTCTCAAGGTCTCCAACCATATGCGGAGGCACTCTGAAAATACGAGCTATTTCATTTATCTGAAATTTTCTTGTTTCTAAAAACTGAGCCTGTTCCGGCGATATTGAAATGGGCGTATACTTCATACCCTCTTCCAAAACCGCTATCTTGTTTGCATTACCTGAACCGCCGAACTGTCCTTGCCAGGCTTCACGCACTCTTTGCGGGTCTTTTATAACACCCGGATGCTCCAACACACCGCCGGGAGCTGCACCGTTAGCGAAGAATTTTGCTCCGTACTCCTCACAGGCGATTGCCATGCCGATTGCGTTCTTTGCCATCGCTATAGGCGAGTATCCGACAAGACCGTCAAAGCCAAGTCCCGGAATATGCAGCACATCGGTAGTTTTTAGTCTGACCGTATTGCCTTTCATCGTATTGGCTTCTTCACTGCTGTGGCTGTACTCATAATACAGGTTGCCGTGTTCGTCCCTCTCTACCGTCATTTTGTTTGGCATCAACGGATACAATGCGATTATTTCGCCTTTGCCGTTTCGGATAATCTGAGCATAAGCATTGCCCCACAACAACAAGTGCGTCATCAGCGTTTCCCTGAAAACAAAGGATGACATTTCGGGATTCGGCTCATCGTGCAGTAAATGATAAAGCGGAAGGTCAATAGCTTTTTCCTTGCCACCGTCAGCCTTATATCTGTATAGGTGCAAAGGTAGTCCCGCTATTGCTTCCGCCAGTATTCTCACGCATGAATAAACCGCCGTCATCTGCATCGAGCTTCGTTCTGTTACCGCTTTTCCGCTTGTGGACCCGCCCATTAAAAATGTATAAGCGCTTCCTGCCGTTCTGTTTTGAGGTTTATCCCTTGAATGAAATAAACTTTTGAACCAACCCATATACTCCTCCTTGTTTGTTATATAAACAAAATCCCACGGTCATCATAAACCGATGCCGAATTGTCACATCCACACCTTATAGCTCTGTCGAGAGCCATAACGGTTGCAACGGCACCGTCTATTTTTTCCGTGGACTTTTCTTTGTCCATCTTTACATTTCCCGCCGGATCTGTCCTCGCACACACGTTGTCCATCATCCAGTGAAGCACTGGGTTTCCGTCCTGTGCAATTTTACCGCCAAGCACGAGCTTCATCAGCTCTTTTGTCGGCGGACTCATATCCTTAAATCCCTGTCCGAAAGGAACGACCGTAAAACCCAGACCTTCAAGATTTTGAACCATTTGCACTGCTCCCCATCGGTCAAAGGCAATTTCCTTGATATTGTATTTTTCTCCAAGTTTCTCGATAAACTTTTCAATATATGCGTAGTGAACTACATTGCCTTCGGTGGTTTGTAGGTAGCCTTGTCTTTCCCAGATATCATAAGGTACATGGTCGCGGTTAACACGCTGAACAATGTTTTCCTCCGGTATCCAAAAGTACGGCATTACCACATACTTTCCGTCCTCTTCGGTTGGCGGAAACACCAAAACAAAAGCCGTAATATCCGTTGTGGATGACAAGTCAAGTCCACCGTAGCATACCCGTCCTTCCAGCTCGCTCTCGTCTATGGCTGTTTGGCACTTTTCCCACTTTTCCATAGGCATCCACCGAACAACCTGTTTTACCCATTGGTTAAGACGTAGCTGCCTGAACGAATTTTCTTCAGCAGGGTTTTGCTTTGCCGATTCGCAAGCGGCTTTGACTTTGTCTATTCCTACCGTTATGCCGAGAGACGGGTTTGCCTTCTTCCAAACCGCTTGACTCGTCCAGTCATCATTTTCGTCAGCTCCGTAAATCACAGGATAAAAAGTTGAATCAACTTTTCTGCCTTGCAAAACATCCTTTGCTTTCTGATGCGTTTCGTAGCATATGGAATGTGTATCTGTTCCCGCTGTTGTGATCAGGAAATATAACGGCTGCATTCTCGCATCGCCTGAACCTTTGGTCATAACGTCAAACAGCTTTCGGTTCGGTTGCGTATGCAGCTCATCAAAAACAACGCCGTGAATATTGAAGCCGTGTTTGCTGTATGCCTCCGCCGACAGAACCTGATAGAAACTGTTGGTCGGAAGATATATAATCCTTTTTGTTGCCGTCAGAATTTTTACTCGGCGGTTCAGTGCCGGACACATGCGAACCATATCCGCAGCCACTTCAAATACAATCGAAGCCTGACCTCTGTCGGCAGCACAGCCGTAAACCTCAGCGCGTTCCTCTCCGTCTCCGCAACAAAGCAACAGCGCCACCGCCGCCGCAAGTTCCGACTTGCCTTGTTTTTTCGGTATTTCTATGTAAGCGGTATTAAACTGTCGATATCCGTTAGGTTTCAGGACACCGAACACATCCCGTATTATTTGCTCTTGCCAATCTATAAGTTCAAACTTTTTCCCTGCCCAAGTTCCCTTTGTGTGACAAAGGCACTCAATAAAGTTGACGGCATAATCCGCCGCCTCTTTGCTGTAAAAGGAGTCTTTTGCTTTGAACTTCGTCGGCACATACTTTTTCAGTTTTCGCAAGTGACATCCTCCTTCTAAAAATGGACATAAAAAAACAGCCCTACGGCTGTAACGAGAAACAGAGCCTTTCGACTCTTGTTTCAATTTTTAATGCTCGGTTTTATTCTTTGATTTTGAAAAGGAAATTACCCTGACTTGAAATGCTGAAATCAGCTACGTTCCAATCGTCATAGCTATCAGGAATATCCTGAATGCTTCCTTGATAAAGAACCTTATCCAACTTGCCGTTGACAAGCGTTACCCGTGCGTTGCGATTAATCAATTCGTAAAATTTTTTGAGTTTCGGCATTTTTCTATCCTCCGTATTTGCTTTTTGTATTCTGTTGTTTCTTAGATGCCTGCGCCCCAAGCAAAACCTTTCTTTACTCTCAAAGCCTTAAGCTCGCTGCGTAGTTTCATAAAGGTTTCCCAGCTGATTTTGTAGTCGCTGGTCGCCTGGCTGATTTCAATAACCACCGCTTTGAACTCGTTTTCCGTTTTGATTGCCGCAATCTTCTTTTCATATTTTTTCATTCTCCTTTGCTCCTTCGCTTTTTGTATGTGTATATTAACTCTTATTGAGATATATATCCAGTGATTTTGCGAGGTATTTCAAAGAATTATTATTTATTTTTCGGGTCTTTTTTCGTTGATAATTTCAACGATTTTCTCGATTTCATCGGGGTTTATTCCTATGCTTTGCAGCGCCTCTCTTGTTCCGCAATCGGGACAAATAAGCGTTTCATTGTCCTCTCGTGACAAACTGGGACAGCCTTGATATTCCTTGTGGCACTTAGGACAGGTTGTCTTAATCGGTTCTTTCATTGTCGTTTTCTCCTTTTGATTTTTCTATTGCTTTCATCAGATGGCTTTGTTTAAAACCAAATGCATTATAGCCAAACAAACAAGTTCTCACATAGTAGGGACTCGGAAGTCCAAGTGGGTGTGTTTCGTGCATTATGTAAACGAAGGCTTTTATTTTCTTGCGTTTACCCGTAGGCGATTTTAAGATAACATCAATTTCTTTTTTGTAATAGAAACTCGGATACCCTTCGTATCTGTCCAGATTTCTCTCATCCCTTTCGGTTACTTCCCACACCCCCACGGGGACATACTCATCTTCGCATTTTTCTATAGTTAGGTATGAGCCTGTCTTGCTTCCTTTGAATAAAAGCTCATACCCTTTTATGATTGCCGTTCCCGCAACCTTGGCCGTGGGACACCTATATTGCATTTGCTCTACATTGAGGTTGCTACCGTATGCTAAATAATACTTCATCTTCCGCACCCCCTTAGCAAGCTCTGCCGTTTCTGAAGGCAGCGTCTCCGCGTAAATTCTTTGTCAGCATTTCTCTTGCGGTTTCAAATTCTTTTCCGATAAAGCCGAGCCTTAAAAGCCAAGTTCTCATTGCGTATTTCGGATTTTCGTTCTGCTGCGGAATGCTGCTTGCCTTGCTTGCTTCCTTTGCCATTTCGGAAAGTGCCAGGCAAAGCTGTATGTAGCTTTTAAGCTGTCCTGCGTGAATGCCACCCTTCTTATCTGCTGTAGGATTGTCGAATTGGAAAAGTCTGAATTCTACCGTGCCTTTGGTAAAGGTTGCGTGAAGGTTGAGCATATGGTATCTGCTTTCATTGTAGTGTTGCGACCTGGAGCGGTAAGTCCCGTCGTACCAAATGTCTGCCAATGCAGGCATCGTTGTAGGCTTTCTCCTGTTTAGTCTTTTTAGAAAATCGGGGTTAACCGTTCTGCAATAATTGCTTATCCTTGTGCTGTCAAGGTTTAAGCTCTCCGTAAGCAATCCCTCGTGGCTTGCCATTATGTTCGCAAGATTCCGAAGCGTTTTTGCGTTGTGTCCGTTCGCGCCGATGTGAACGTGAACTCCGCAACCGTGGTTCGGGTTTGAAACCGCTCCGGCTTTGCGAAGGCTTCTTGCAATTTCCTGTAAGGTTTCCAAATCATCGTACACAAGTATCGGTGTCGCAAGCTCGGCTTTTTCTTCGTCCGTTCTGGCTTGAATGCTTATGTCCCTTGTAATCGTCCATCTTCTTCCGTTTGTGTCCATACAGCTCCAAGCATCGTAGCCGCCGCCATCGTGTCTTACTGTGCTTTCGGTGCCGAAGTATTTTGCGATGACCTTTATCGCTTTTTGTCTGGTGATGTTTGCCATCTCGATTTCAACGCCGATTGTCTGCTTTTTCATTTCTTCGATTTGTTTTTTAACCTTGTCGTTCATAGTGGTTCTCCTTCGGTTTTTGTATGTGTATATTAACTCTAAAAGATATATATATCCAGTCATTTTCGCCACTATAATCGATTATTATTTATATATTTTTCTGCCTTTTTTCGGTTAAAAATCGGTGTCTTTACATAGGCTTTTGCCACTCAAAAGTTGCGAATAAATCCTTGTGTAACGCTCCTTTTCACTACCCTCGGAACTGAAAACTCCCTTTTGGAAAAAGTCTATCGCATCTTGGCGCTTACACCAAGTCCGCTTTTGATGATAGCAAATGGTTACGACTTTATCCACCGCCTCTACCTTGTCCTCGCCAAAAGCAGCGCCGAGCGTTGAGCCGTTTTCCCAGCGTATATGTATCGTGCCAATATCGTCTACCGACTCAACCACACCGAGCGTTCCAACGGGCGGTGCCTGGACATCATCCATTTTAAGCAACTTAACCTTTGTGCCGGGAGTGTAAAACTCTTTCAATTCCCTAACAAAATTATCTGACAGCGTTCTTTTCATAATCAATCCTCCGTTGTGGGTTGTGTATATATATCACTCTAAAAGAAAAATTAATCAAGTCATTTGCGCCGCTGTTCAAAGATTATTTTCATTTGCCCAGACTATTCCCGCAAGCACGAACAAAACACAAGGCAATGCCACTCCGTTTCCCCACAGCTTATACTCTGCCGAATCGGAATGCGGATTTGCAAGCCAACTGCGAATTTGCTTATCGGTCTTAGGTTTTCCAACCCCGGTAATCTTCCTATGCGTTTCAAACACCTTATACCAAAAATAGACCTCATCGTCTGTGGGCTTCTCTGTTCCCAGGCTACTGCACCACCAATCAGGAAAGCCTTGCAACCTTGCACACTCGGTCGGAGTTAATCTCCTAACCGTGTATTGAGTTTCTGCAGAGTTAAGCACTGCTCCCGGACCTTTTGCCACAAGGGTTGGTTGACATTCTTCTTTGAAAGAAGGTGCGAACTTAGCGTTTTTACCTTGATTGAAAGTATCGCGCCCTATTCCGTAGCACACGGCATTCGGGTCTTTATAATCCCTTGCCATAAGCGTAGGAGATTTATCCTCCTCCACTTGCTGAAAACTACCCGTGGTCATGGCATAAACAGCGTGCCTATCTGTTGCGTTCAGCGTAAACGACTTGTCCTCGTTGATGCCGTTCCCCTGCGGTCCGTTTTCATCTTTGCGACCAATCATTGAGCCTTGAATACATATAGCGGGTTCACCACCATGTGTACAAGTTAGCGTAGGAGATTGCTCAACCGAGACATTGCAACCCGATTTTCCGCCGCCGTGATCTACACATACGACAGCTATTCCACCTTGATTGCATGCAGGATTGCCTCCGCTCGTATCAACCGTTCTTGACGTCTTAGCCTTATATATTCCGCTTTTCGGATTAGATGACTTCATCGCATTACTGTCCTTTGCGGAGATACCGAAAGGCTCTAAAACACAGTTGAAATTATCCTTATCGGGCATCCTTTGATTTCCGCCCGCATTCTGCTTTGTAAGCGTGGGAGACACTTGCGTTCCGTCCCAACTGCTCGGCTCAAACAGCGTTTGGTCATTGTTGCAAGAAAGCGTTGCCGATTTATCTTCCTGAATGAGTGCGCCCTTGCCACCGCCTTCACAGCCGCTTCGTATTTTAAGAACGAGAGGTACATTCATACCGCCTGTTCCCATGCGGGAAGTCAACGTTTGTACCTTATCATCCTTCTGAATCTTTACACGACCGTCTGTCGGATGGTTTTCAACAGCGACCGCTGCCGGGACAACACCCGCACGGAGAGTCGGCGACGTTTCTTCCTCATACCCGATGCTTCTGCTCTTTGCGGAATGCTCGGTGCAGAACCCTGCCGCTTCCAACACGCACGGCGGATGATGTGCTTCGGCTCTTAGTGTGCTTGTCACTTCTTCCGTGACGTCCATACGATTTCCGCCCTGGTCGTTAAGCACAACTCCGTTGCGGCCTGTGGAAATACCGCAGTTAACTCCGAGCGTTGCAGCCTTGTCATCTACTGTTCCGTTAAATCCGTCGAAACCGAAGCCTGTCTTAAAAGTGCCGCTTTCAATATCATCGGCAAATCCTTTCCGCGTACCGAAGCTCTCCTGAGTATTCCTTGACAAGCCCTCGGACTTAAATAGTATGTCTCCGGCACTCCTACTTGCAAAATCTGCGACAAGGTAGATTCTACGGCGACGCTGGGGCACTCCCCAGTATTGCGCGTCATAAACTCTGTAAGCAAGGCTCCATCCGTCTCCCATGTAGCAATCGGCATAGGGCCACTCCCCTTTTTGAGGCATAGGCACCTCGGCATCCGTTTCGACGATACCGATGAGCGAGTCAAGGACGGCTTTGAAGTCTTGACCGTTGTTGCTTGAGAATGCTCCCGGCACATTTTCCCAGACGATGTATCTCGGATATTTTCCATTTGTTTCACTCCTCATTTCCGTAATAATTCTAACAGCCTCGTAGAAAAGGCTTGACCTACTTCCGTCAAGACCGCTACGCTTCCCCGCCACACTCATATCCTGGCAAGGCGAGCCAAAGGTTATAATGTCTACGGGTTCTATCTTGCTGCCGTCAATTTCACTGATGTCGCCATAGTGCTTTATGAACGGCATTCTCTTGGTCGTCACCCGGACAGCGAAAGGCTCTATCTCCGATGCCCACACGGGCGTAATGCCGGAGATAATTCCGCCAAGCGGAAAACCGCCCGAACCGTCAAACAGACTGCCGAGCGTTAATTGTTTTTTATTCATTGATTCGCTCCCTCAGAGCATCAAAAAAGACCCTATTGTTAACGGGTCTTTCGTCTCTGATATATTCTTTTTCTAAATCAAACCGTTTTTCGAGTTTCTCTATACTGTAATCGGTCTTAAAATCTCGCCAAGTCCTACCGTCCCATTCCTTGAGCTTCGCCCAAAGTATAGGAAAATGCTCGTATAGTTTTCTCAAATCCTTTAAGCTCTGCAAAGGACAACACCAGCAACTCACCCGGCTGAAATAATTGTACAGTCCATTCCAAGTAAATCCCTTTTCGTAGCAATACCGTAAGCAGTCGGCTTCCGTCATACCCCAATCGACCAAAGGATGTCGGTGGTTCTGTCTTTGATTGACTGCCCTTTCAAGCCGATACTTTTCATCGGCAGCAAGTCCGACATATTCAATGATGTTGTACTCTTTTCTAAGCCCACGCAAAAACTGTTCCCTCGGTTGCGACTTTAACTTTTCCGTACACCACCGCATCCTCGGTCCCGCCCAACCATATCCCTTGGGCTGAAACCCGTAACGCAAGGTAAGCTGAGCTTCCTTCTTTCGCTTCACCGGTTTTTCGAGCATAAGGTATTCGTAATCCTCTTTTGCCTTCACCACCGTAACCTTCCGATTGATATACTTTTCAACCGCCGCAATATGCTCATACATATCCGGAAACTCAAGTCCCGTGTCACAAAAAAGGATACAATCTATTTGCATTCCGAGTTCAAGCATTTTTAAGAGCATTGCAGTGGAGTCTTTGCCGCCCGAAAAAGACACTATATGATAATCTCGTTTATCCATTTGCCGCTTCCACTTCCTTGACGACATCGGCATACATGATCTTTACACCATCTCGGATAACATACACATTCACCGCATCATTTGTGTCGTCAACGTATCTACGAAGGATAACCGACGCATACTTTTCGTCAAGTTCCATCGTGTAACAGATACGGTTCGCCTGTTCCGCCGCCATCAGCGTTGAGCCGCTTCCACCGAATGTATCAAGGATAATGGAATTCTCCTGTGAGGAATTCTTGAGCGGATACCCCAAAAGGTCAAGCGGTTTGCTTGTAGGATGGTTTGCATTTCGTTTCGGTTTGTCAAAGTTCCAGATGGTAGTCTGTTTCCTGTCCGAATACCAGTTATGCTTGCCGTTCTGCAAAAAGCCGTAAAGGATAGGCTCGTGCTGCCACTGATAATCCGAGCGTCCGAGTACAAGGCTGTTTTTTACCCAAATACAGCAACCCGCCAAATGTAGCCCCGCATCAATAAAGGCTTTGCGGAAATTGAGTCCTTCCGTATCTGCGTGAAAAACATAAGCACTACCGCCCGGCTCTAAACAGTCAACCATATTCTTAAACGCAGCAAAGAGAAAGTTGTAAAACTCTTCGTTCTTTATGCTGTCGTTCTGAATAGTCAATCCGCTTGAACTCTTAAACGATACTCCATAAGGCGGGTCAGTCAAAATAAGGTTTGCACGTTTCCCGTCCATAAGTTTTTTTACGTCATCGGGGTTCGTTGCATCTCCGCATACAAGCCTGTGCCTTCCTACAACCCAAACATCCCCCTTCTCAACAAAAGTTGCTTTTTCGAGGGCGGCGGTTAGGTCATAATCGTCATCTGCTACATCCGTATCTGTGTTTTTGAAAAGGTCAGACAGCTCTTTTTCGTCAAAACCCGTCAAACCCACATCAAAATTCTCGCCTTGCAGTGCTTCGATTTCTATCTTCAACAGTTCCTCGTCCCACCCTGCGTCTAACGCCATACGGTTATCCGCCAAGATGTACGCTTTCTTCTGTGACTCATTAAGATAGTCAACAAATACACAAGGCACTTTGTCAATGCCTTCTTCCCTTGCGGCGATTACTCTGCCGTGTCCGGCAATGATGCCGAAATCCTTGTCTATGATAACGGGATTAATAAACCCGAACTCACGAAGGGAAGAGCGAAGTTTGTTTATCTGCTCCACCGAGTGCGTCCGGGCATTGTTTGCATATGGCACCAATTTTGCAATGGACACCAATTCCATTTGAGTTGTAGTTCTCGACATTATACAAGCCCCCACTCGGCAAACTTCTCAAAACCGCCCTGTTGCCTGATGTACTCCCTGGCAACTTCTACGATTTCACTGTAAGGTTTGCCGTCAATAGTGTCATCGCCGATTGCACAGCAAAGCTCCACGGGTTTCCTGGTCTGTTGAGCTTTAATCCAAGCATAGATATTTACGCTGACATCTGCTTTGGATAAATCTTTACCGTGCAGTCCTCCACCCGTTACGCTATCAGCCATATCGCTACCGAGTTTTCTGTTGGTTGCACCCGTGTCAACATCCGTGCCACCGGACCAATCACCGATAGGATTGATTTCCGCAGTCGGATATTCTTCCCTCAAATCTTCTGTCTTGGCTTTGCTTTGACAGATGATGAGCCGCTCCCCGTCGATTATGTATTTTCCATCACAGCTGTATTTCCTGTAGATATCTCTTGCTGTTTGTGAGAGAGTTTTTTGCTCCGCAGTTAAAGGCATTCCTTTGAATATGCCGTTATCTCCGCAGCGGATTTCTTTGCTTTGGTTTTTGGCAAGATGCTCATCTTGTGCGACGTCCGCAAAATCAACTGCAATATCTCCGGCAATTCTCTTTACAATCGCTTCAATTTCTTTCACGTCGTTACGAACGGATGATTCAACAATTATGTGGCAAGTGCCGTGACCTATTAAAACTTCAACAGCCACCTTAGGGTTAGCCTCTTTTGTGTAAGCCAAGTCAACGATTGCGCCGGCAATTCTGTCGGCAATTTTATCGGGATGGCTGGGATTTACTTTTTCATACATTGATTATTCCTCCTAAAACTGTTTGATTTTTTTATTTTACTGTGATATAATTTTATCAACCTATAGAGAGTGCGTAAGGGACAGCCCCTTTGACCGCACAGCAACCTACCATAACGGCAAGGTGCTAAAGGCTGAAACGATGGGGTTTATATTAAACCGAGCAATCCTGTCGTTTACGATGGGATTGTTTTTTACTTCTCTCCGTAGGAATTTATTTTTACGGAGGATTTCTTTTTATGAAATCGAATCAAAGAACCCTTACAAGCCTTCTAAACCTTGACCGCCGCGTTTATCTGTACATTACCAATTCTGCCGTGTGGGACATTTTCGTTAAACAAGCCGCCGCCGAAGGCTTCCTTTGGAGCGGCAAAAAGAAAATGCCAAAGAAGCTGCTCGATAACATCGTTGCAATGAATAACGATATGACTTTCAACTACATAGGTTGGGCAGGTCATATGCGTTTTGCTTGCGCCGGCAAAGATATTTACCGTATTGATTTTGCCAGATACATTAACGGAGCGGAAAATTACTGCTACCAGAAATAATCAACGGCCTTGCCTTGAACGAAGTAATCGCTCCATTAGGTCGTCTTGCGGATTCGGTCCTTTATAATCTACCGAGCAGTTCTCCTTGACGATTTGATATATCTCATTCCAACTGCGTATGGATTGATTCATATAACTGATTCCGATATTGATGAAAGGCGACGGTATCGGTTTTCCCGTTGTCGGATGTTTGGATAGAAAACCGAGTTCGTTCGTCATCTGCTCGCATTGTATCCACCTTGCGGCGCACATTGCGTATCTCTCGATTACCTGTGGAGAAACAAAAGCCTGGCATCCGATTGTCTTTAACCACTGCCAAGTTTCTTCGTATATCTCTTTTGCCTGAAACTCTTTCCCGTCCCTCTGCGAGGCGGAAAGGATATCTTTCGGCTTCGGCATTTCCACACCTTCCAAATTCGGAATATCGAGTACTTGCATTGTTCTGCCGACTGCTCCGTCAGCAGACAGTTTGTCGGTTATAGCCTTTTTCTTGCGTCCAGCACCGACTCTTGCGCCGCCTTGTCCGCCTAAATTGTTTGATTTTGTCGGCATTTTTCATCCACCTTTAATTACCCATTTGAATTTGCTTTTTTTATGCGTGGCACCCCACGCCCGCTGCCGGGACCTTTTGGTTTAGAGATTTGAATACCCCCGCCCCGTCCGTGCTTTTCGTAAAAGGAGGTCTGCACTACATTTTAGTGCTGACCTATTTCTTGTTCCAGCGGTCACCCATTTCTGCCGTTATCCTTGAGTGGCAAGGCTTACATAAAGCCATAAGATTACTCTCGGCGTGTGTGCCACCGTTTCCAAGCGGAACGATATGATGTACTTCGCTTGCCGCCGTCAGTCGTCCGCTCTTCTTGCACTCCTCGCATAAAGGATGTTGCTTTATGTAGCGGTTACGTATTTTCCGCCACTCCTTTCCGTAACGAACCGAAGAGTCATACGGTCTTTCATATTTGTTGTATCTGTCGTTCATTACCTTTGTATGCTTGTCGCAATACCGCCCGTCCGTTAGTTCGGGACAGCCAGGATAAGCACACGGTTTCTTCGGTCGCTTTGGCATTTTATTCCCCTTTAAGCAAAAAGACTTTGAGAGTTATCCCAAAGCCTTGTGCCTTTTCATATTCTATTTTCGCAAGTATATCATATCATAAATGCCCAGCGGACATCAACGGACATTAGCGGTCAACAGCGGTCAACGGAGGCAATTTTTATTGATTGACTACTATTTTCCCAAGACCACGGTAATGTAGTCTACGCACCGTCCTTTCGGAAAGGTTAAGTTCAAGTGCGATGTCTTGGAACTTCATCCGCTGCGTATAGCGGTACAGAAGAATAAACCTTTCATCCTTGTCGCTCAATTGGTTGATTGTATTTTGTATTTCTTCCTTGAGTTTTGTCAGTCGGATGATTTCCTCATTGATTTTTTGCTCCTTTTCCCACAGACGCTCCAAGGCTCTTACAAAAGGAGCGTCTGTGCTTTTGGTTCCGCTGACTCGCTCTCCGAAGTTTGACGAAGATATGGAAGCCGAAAGCTCTCGCAATTCTTCAAGCTCCATAAGGTCGTATTTGATTTGTCTGTCAAGGTAGTAACCCTGACTCAAATATTCGTAAGCCGTCATATCATCCCTCCTCTTGCAGTTTCTTTAGCAGCCTTGCTCCGTCAACATTCGTTAAGTTCCTAAACCACTCGGATAGGAAAAACTCCTCTGTTTCCTTTTTGATGCTTTTTGCTGCCGTGTTTCTCGGATATCTTTTAATCACGCTCATAGCACCCCTGTAATCCTTGACTGCTTGAACGATTATGGCATTTGCCAAATCCAGATAACATTCCATAGCCATTATGCACACCTCCTAAACTCCGCTTTTACCGCCGCAATTAAAGCATCTTGCGTTTTTTCTTTCTGACCTACGGCTTTCAACACTCGCTCGTCCATAGTTCCCTTCGTCAAAATGTGGTGGATTACCACAGTTGATTGCTGTCCTTGCCGATACAGCCGTGCGATTGTCTG